ACCAAGATCAAGAACATTGGTTACACCTGAAAGCTTGATGGTTCGCGTTCCTGATCCGTCACCAACTTCTAATTCAACCGTCGGACTAGCAGTAAGAATACCCACCCGATTGTTCGCCGAATCCACCTTCAGCGTCGAGGTATCCACCGTCAGATCGCCGGTGATCGTGGCGGAGCCAGGAACGACGATGTTATTGCCGCTCGGCCCAACAGCCGTGTACAGCTCGCTGAAGTTGCTGTTCGTGTACTGGAAAGCCGTACGCAGCGGCGTTCCAGTCCCGTCATTGGGTGACGTTCCGACATTGATGGTTTGCTGTGCCATATCGAATTAAATGGTTTGGTTTTCCGCTTACAGAAATTCGGTCATGTCCGCCGTGATGATCGTGCTATCAGCCGTTATCACCGTGTTATCCGCCGTGATATCCGCGTTTCCACCAAGAGTCGATGCCTCCCAGAGTAGGCCAATCTCCAGCAGATTACGCTCGCGCGGACTCTTGCACGAAGCGCCGTAAGCCTCAGAAATCAGGCTGTAGGCTTGTTCGCAGGAGATGGTAGCCATATCAGATGATGATGAACCAAGCGGTTCCGTTGCTCATAACCGTCACACCAGCCCACTGAGAACTCAGCGTGTACGTCGTCGCACCGTCAATCGTCTCCGACGCATAACCGTCAACAACCACGTTGTTCGCACCGGCATTGATCCGCTTGAACACATAGATCCGACCCGGAACCAGAGCAGCAGGAGGCAACGTAATCGTCACCGCGCCAACAGTGGAATTGCAGAGCAAGAGATAATCACCGCTCTGAACATTGCCGGTCGTCTCAACGCTCCGATACGTTCCGCGCGTCGCGCCACCACCCTGGAGATACGTCGCAATGCGATTCTCCAGAGCGAGCTTCGCCAGCTCAATCTCCCACGGAGAGCGACATCCCAGCGATGCCGCCTCATTGATCAGCGTCTCAGCCTCATCGCATGTGATAATCGCCATATCGTTTTCTTCCTATCGGTTGATCAACCCATCGGACCAGCGCCGCGTCGCATCACCTCAGCGATGAAACCTTCGCCGCCGCCGCCCTTCTCCTCCATCTCCTCACCCTCCTCCTCCTCGTAATCAGCGGCCATCTTCTTGCCCTTCGACTTCTTCTCGTAACCAGGAATGGCCACGCCATCAATCTCGATGACCTCAGCTTTTCCGCCCTTACCAAGAACAATGGTGGCCATCGTCTGGAAAGCCTCGCCTTCCTTCAGATTCTCAGGGATTTCGATACCTTGGGGGAGAGTAAAAACCGGCATACGGGGAGCATCACGCCGTCGCACACGGTGTCAATTAAAAACCCCCCACCAGCCTTTCGAGCCAGTGAGGGGTTGCGCCGTTTAGGCGCATAATAGACATCCAACGTATGAGTTACCCGAGCGGAATGTCGGATGAACTTTCACTGATGGCAATGACAAAAAATCCGCAAACCCTTTCGGATCTGCGGATTCTTGAGGAAATCAGCTACTTTTTAGGAGCAGATGATCTGGGTCAACGCGCCGGTGCAACGACGGAAGATGATCGTCATACCCTGATTCGTGAAAACGGGTTCAGACGCATGAATGAACTCAGCGTAATGCTGGCCCTTCTTCTCCAGAGGATCGGCGCAATCCACATCGAGCTTGTAGGCACCAGTCACCCACTGCCACTCGCCCATGTAGTTAGTCGGCATCCAGCTCAGGTCGCCAACCCGATTCACAGGGCGGACGATGTGAGACTTGAACACATACGGGGTAACGATGAACGCGGCCTCGTACGGAGCGGTCGTCCAGCTCGGGTTGACGCTGTAGACCGTACCCTTCGTACCGCTGGAGCTGGTGAACGGCTGAACCAGCGTGTACTTGCCACCGGCGTAAGTGAAGCGGGGCGGGAACAGATTCGGCACATGCCGGAAGTTCTTGATGACCCGATTCGCGCCAATGCGCTTGAGCAGCTCAGCACCAGCGCCACTGCCCTGATCGGCATAGCGCAAGTCATCGCGGAACGCGGGGTTGTTCTGAGCGATGCGCTGCGAAGCCTCCAAGCCGATGTACAGCGGGAAGATCGGGCCGTCGCTGCTGTAGCTGATGAAACCGGAGCTATCAGGATTGGTAGCACCGTTACGGATCAACGTGGCAGCGGCGACATCCAGCATCTCCTGAGTCAGCTCAGAAGTGGACTGATTCAGCGCCTGACCAGTCGAACCAGCCTGAATCCAGGGGAACTCATTCACACCAGACGGAATCGTCTCGGTCTGAGTGAAGCTCGAATCGGCAATCGCCTTGATGGCGAACTTGGCGAAGGTGTTCTGATAGCGAGTCTCCCAAGTGCGCTGAGCGCGGATCGAGAGCTTCTCCAAGTACACCCGCAGGAACGCCTCGACGCGATGATCGAAGGTCAGATCATCCTTACACAGGAGCGGACCCTTGAGCGCGAAACGCTCAGGACTCCAGGTGACGGCATTGTAGCCGACCGGAACATCGTTGTAGGTGACATCGCAAGCGCCACCGTTATCACCAGGGTTACCGCTGGCGAGCGTGATGGCCGACCACTCCTCAGCCGCAGTCGGCTCGATAGAAGTAGTGGTGAACGAGGTCTGGGTCAGACCAGTACCCTGAGGATACTCGCCGCGCTCGATCATGTTGAGCCACATCGAGCGGTACGAAGCGCGTTTGTAAACGTCCTGAGCAAGCGACTCGGTAGCCACCGCAAAGGCGTTAAAGACATTAGGACAAGCCATGAGATTATGAAATTAAACCGACGTTAAACCAACATTATGGTTGGCCATCCATCCACCACACGGTGGCTGATTATCCAACCTGCTGCATGCGGAGTGTCATTGCCGCTTAGACGGGTGCATTTGCTGACCAAGCGAATGCCTTGCTTAAGGTCGTTACGCGGGATGGAGCGATAGAAACGCTTATCGCGTCAATTAAAATAAATCTGTCGCACCGATTGGTGGGTAGGCCACTAGCTCATGCTGCTGCGCGACATACGAGCGATAACTAGCCGTCAGCTCCTGTATCCGCGCGGGTATGATCAGATCCTTACGCGACATCATCCCGCGATAAGTGTACGGACCTGGGAACTCGCCCGTCATCAACACATAGAAATCAACCGCATCAACTTTACGACCCTTACGCGCATCCACCAGCAGCTTCCCATTCGCGTACTTCGTCGTCTTCACATCAATCCGATAACCACCCTCAATCACACTGTCGTACATCGGATGAGGCGGAGGACGATCAGTATCCAAATCAGGATACACATTGAACAACCGCGCAAACGCTATCTCACCAGCCACACCCTCCAAATCCACCGTATGCGGCGATTGCGCGCTAATCTTCAGATTCGAGATGTTGAAATGACGATTGCTACCGTTGCGATGCTTGGCAACGAAGTGCGCTAGCTTCTGCTCACATGAGTTGAGAAGGATTGTTTGACCAATTTCAATTTTGTTTGCAGAGGTCAAAATGACGGAAAATTTTTGAGGGGGGTATCGTAAACGAAGCCCACCCGCAAAGGGGGTGCCAGGTCGCCGGTCAAAAAGTGTGCCATTCCCTAGGAAAAACAATCCTTTTTAGCCATTAGCCAACCTTATCATCACCATAAGCTTCCTACTCGTGCACAAGGTGTGTTATATTCACTTCGTTTCGGATTCGTTCGTCACTTGGATTTCCGTCACCCTGTCCGGCATTGATCCGAGAAGATTGATGGACACTGAAGCCGCTTCTCCTTGTTCGGACCATCCAAAAACCAACGCTGACCGCTTCGCCACACTGCCGAGGATTTGCTCCCGCACTGATTCGTCTTTGATTCCATCGAGGTCATAGCCTTCGATGCGTTCGAGCGTCGATGCGGCATCAGCGGCTAGCTTGTTTCGAACAAGGGCCGACAGCGACTCCAAGGATTGAATCTCTTTAGAAGAGATTGTGTCCCTCATTCCCTTCCTAAATTTCGTCCAATCCTCCCGTGAGGCTTTGCTCATGAGCGTTGACTGATTTAGTCCCGTTTCGTCTGCAATCGCTTTCCATGACTTTCCCGCCAGATACAAAGTCTTGGCCTTTTCCCATGGCTTCTCTTTCATGCCAAGTACCTTGCGACGCTAGGTAGTGTCCCGCAAGGCCTTT